CACCTTGAGGCTTTATGCAAGAGGTGAGCAACCTGTTCAAAAATACAAAGATGAACTCGCTATCAATGGCGACCTGTCTTATTTGAATTTAGATTGGAAGCCTGTACCTGTTATATCTAAGTTTGTTGACATTGTAGCAAATGGAATAACAGAAAAAGATTTTGAAATTAAAGCGTATGCGCAAGACCCTGGTTCTGTCAAAAGAAGAACAGACTATGCGGAAAAAATGCTTAAGGACATAATTATGAAAGAGCAACTTATACAGTTGCAGCAGACTACAGGAATTAATGCATTTAACTCTGAAGACCCAGATAAGCTACCAGAAACACCTCAAGAGCTGGCAGTACATATGCAACTTAACTATAAGCAGTCTATTGAAATTGCTGAAGAAGAAGTAATAAATCAAATTTTAGATAAAAATAAATTTGACCAAGTTAGAAAAAGATTCAATTATGATTTAACAGTTCTTGGGATAGGTGCTGTAAAAACAAACTGGAACAAATCTAATGGTGTAAAAGTTGAATACTGCGACCCAGCGAACTTAGTTTATTCATATACAGAAGACCCCAACTTTGAAGACATATACTATGTTGGAGAAGTAAAAGCCGTAACAATACCAGAGCTTAAGAAGCAGTTTCCAAATATACCTCAAGACGAATTAAAGAGAATTGAGGATATGCCTGGTAATAGAGAATACCTTACAGGATGGAAAGGATATGACGAGAACACTGTTCAAGTATTGTACTTTGAATACAAGACATATAACAACCAAGTATTTAAAATTAAGAAAGGACCAAACGGATTAGAAAAAGCTATTGAAAAGTCTGATGACTTTAATCCACCAGAAAACGATACATTCAGTAAAGTGTCTCGAAGCATAGAAGTTCTTTATAGTGGTGCTAAAGTTCTTGGAACAAATACAATGCTAAGATGGGAGTTGTGTGAAAATATGACAAGACCATTTGCAGACACTACAAAGGTAGAAATGAACTATGTATTGTGTGCGCCAAGAATGTATAACGGAAGAATTGACTCTATTGTAAATAGAATTACTGGCTTTGCTGATATGATTCAGATTACGCACTTGAAGTTACAGCAGGTTATGACCAAGATGGTTCCTGATGGTGTATTTTTGGATGTAGATGGTCTTGCAGAAGTTGATTTAGGAAATGGAACAACATACAATCCAGCAGAAGCTCTTAATATGTACTTCCAAACTGGTAGTGTATTAGGTAGGTCTTTAACGCAGGATGGGGAATTAAACAGAGGTAAGGTTCCAATTCAAGAACTTCAATCATCAAGTGGAGGTGCTAAAATTGCATCGTTGATACAGACGTATCAATATTACTTACAGATGATAAGAGATGTGACAGGACTTAATGAAGCAAGAGATGGTTCAACTCCTGATAAAAATGCGCTAGTAGGACTTCAAAAGATGGCCGCTAATCAATCCAATGTCGCAACCAGACACATATTACAGGCAAGTTGCTATTTGTCTCTTAGAACTTGCGAAAACATCTCTAAAAGAGTTTCTGATTCTTTAGACTATGTGTTAACTAACAACTCATTAAAAAATAGTATAACTTATTTTAACACTGCAACTTTAGAAGAGCTTTCTGATATTAACTTACACGACTTTGGAATATTTTTAGAATTAGAGCCAGATGAAGAAGAAAAAGCTAGATTAGAGCAAAATATTCAAGTAGCTCTACAATCAGGTGGTATTGACCTTGAAGATGCTATAGATATTAGACAAGTTAGGAATATTCAATTGGCGAATGAAATATTGAAAATTAGAAGAAAAGAAAAAGCTAAGCAACAGCAACAAGCACAACAAGCTAATATTCAAGCGCAAGCGCAAGCAAACGCTCAGTTAGCAGAACAAACTGCTATGGTTGAAGCTCAAAAGCAACAAATGATAACTGCTGAAAAAGTAAGTCTTGAAAAAGCTAAAACCGAGTTCGAAATACAAAAACTTCAAGCGGAAGCTCAAGTTAAAAGGCAGTTAATGGCTGAAGAGTTTAATTACAATGTACAGCTAGCACAAGCCAAAGGTATTGCTGAAATACAAAAAGAGCAAGAGATTGAGGACAGAAAAGACAAGAGAATAAGGGTGCAGGGAACTGTACAATCAGAACTAATCGACCAAAGAAAAAATAACTTATTACCGAAAAACTTTGAAAGTTCAGGTAATGATGTATTAGGAGGGGTTGGACTAGAAAAGTTCGAGCCTAGATAGAATTTTTTAATTTATATTATATTATATTATGTCAGAAAAAGAAGTACAACAAGAGGGTGACTTTAAAATTAAAAGTAAACCTAAAATGAAAAACCTTGGGAAAACTAATGAGCCTGTAAAGGTGAATCTATCTTCCAAAAAAGAAGATGTCGAAGAACAAGTTACTAAGGTTGAATTAAAACAAGACAATGCCAATAAAGAGCAAGAAGCAACAGACGTGGCTACAGATAAACCAACCGAAGCTGTACAAGAAGTGGTTGAAGAAGTATCATCAGGGGAAAGCTCCGTTCAAGATGAAGAGCCAGTCACAATACAAGAAATAACAGAAGAGGAAGAGGTAGAGGCTACAACTCAACAGATGTCAGATGCAATTAACGAGTCCGCATCGACTGGTAAGCCGCTTCCTGAAAATATAGAAAAGCTTGTTTCATTTATGGAAGAAACAGGTGGAACTGTAGAGGACTATGTAAGGTTAAATGCAGACTACAGCAATGTGGACAGCAACGCCTTATTAAAAGAATACTACAGAAAAAGTAAACCTCATCTAGATGATGATGAGATTAATTTCCTTTTAGAAGATAAGTTTTCATATGATGAAGACTTAGATGAAGAAAGAGACATACGCAAGAAGAAGCTTGCGTTTAAAGAAGAGGTTTCAGAAGCCAAAAACTTTTTGGAAGACTTAAAGGGTAAATATTACGATGAGATTAAGTTAAGACCAGGCGTAACTCAAGAGCAACAAAAAGCAATGGACTTCTTTAATCGATATAACGAAGAACAAGCTTTGAACCAACAAAAGCACGACAGGTTTAAAAAAGCTACAACTGAAATGTTCAACAACGACTTCAAAGGTTTTGATTTTACCGTTGGTGAAAAGAAATTCAGGTATGGCGTTAATAATCCGACCAGTCTTGCTGAAAAACAGTCAGACATCTCTAATATCATCGGAAAGTTTCTGGGAGAAAATGGAGAGATTAAAGACCACAAAGGTTATCACAAAGCAATGTATGCTGCTTCAAATATGGACAAGATTGCAACTCACTTTTATGAGCAAGGTAAAGCCGATGCAGTTAAGGAAGTAGTCAATAAATCTAAGAATTTATCTGACGAACCAAGAAAAACTGCTGGCGATAGCGTGTACATAAATGGGTTGAAGGTCAAGGCTATAAGTGGAGTGGATTCTTCAAAATTAAAAATTAAAAAAACAAACTTTAAAAATTAAAAAAAATGGGACAATTTTTTCCAATAGCTAACGACCCTTTAGGCTCATTTAGCCTAAAACCGATGCCAAGTAAAACGGCTGTAGCTACAAATTATTTAAATTTCACTGACGGAACTAATACTTTTGCTCAACAATACTTGCCAGAGATTTATGAAATGGAAGTAGAGCGTTATGGTAACAGAACTCTATCAGGATTCTTAAGAATGGTAGGTGCTGAAATGCCAATGACTTCTGACCAAGTTGTATGGTCTGAGCAAAACAGACTACACATTGGATATGAATCTGGTGCTGGAGACCTTACAGTAACATTGAGTGGTGCTGGTACTGCTGCTGGTTCTACTATTACATTTGGTGCTGGCCACTTGGAAGGTGGAAAGCATTCTGTGAGAATTGGTAACACTATTGTTGTTGCAGATGCTGCTACTGGTTTGATTACACTAAAGTGTTATGTATCTGGTGTAACTAACGATGCTATTACAGTATTGTCTTACACTACTACTAATTTGAGTAGCATTGGAGACGGACAAGTAAACGTATTTGTTTACGGTTCTGAATTTGCTAAAGGACAACCTGGAATGTCAGATTCTTTGGAAGCTTCTTTCACACAGTACAACAACAAGCCAATCATCATCAAAGACAATTATGAAATTAGTGGTTCTGATGCTGCACAAATTGGATGGGTTGAAGTTGCTACTGAAGATGGAGCAAGCGGATATCTATGGTATTTGAAGTCTGAAGGAGAAACTAGACTACGTTTCCAAGATTATTTGGAAATGGCTGTAGTTGAAGGAGAACTTTCGACTAACTCTAATCTTGATGCTGAGCTAAGTCAAAATTCTGCTGGTACTGAAGGTCTTTTTGCTGCTATTACAGCAAGAGGTAACGTATACCAAAACTATGCAAGTGGTTCTGTTTCTGGTGGTGGAACCAGAAGTGCGCTACAAGATTTTGATTATATCCTTCAAAACCTTGACAAACAAGGAGCTATTGAAGAGAATATGTTATTCTTGGACAGAGCTACTTCTTTAGATTTTGATGATATGTTGGCTGCTCAGAACTCTTACGGAGCTGGTGGTTCTTCTTTCGGTGTATTTGAAAACTCTGAAGAAATGGCATTAAACTTAGGATTTGCTGGTTTTAGAAGAGGTTCTTACGACTTCTACAAAACTGACTGGAAATACCTAAACGATGCTACCACTCGTGGTTTGATTGACAACATCGAAGGTGTATTGGTTCCTGCTGGAACAAGTACAGTTTATGACCAAATGTTGGGAACTAACATCAGAAGACCATTCTTGCACGTACGCTACAGAGCTTCTGAGGCTGACGACAGAAGAATGAAGTCTTGGATTACTGGGTCTGTTGGAGGTGCTTACACTTCTGATGTAGACAAAATGACCGTGAACTTCTTGTCTGAAAGATGTTTGGTAACTCAAGCTGCTAACAACTTCGTATTGTTTACAGCTGCGTAATTGCAAACAACAAATATTACTTGGGGTCGCTTCGTGCGGCTCCAAGTTTTATTTATTTTTTTATTAAATTTTATTATATATTATGGCTACAAAAGCAAAAGCAAAATCTTCTACTAAGTGGGAGATTAAAGATAGACGATACTATCTAAGAAACGGATTATCACCATTAACATTTACATTGGCATCAAAGCATTCACAGAGGTATCCCCTTATGTATTTTGATGCAGATTTAGGATACGAAAGAGAGCTAAGGTATGCAACAAACCAAGTATCTCCATTTGTTGATGAGCAGAATGGGCCTGTAACATTGGCTCACATTGTTTTTAAAAATGGAGTGTTAATGGTTCCTAAAGAAAAACAAAACTTACAAAAACTTTTATCTCTATATCATCCTCAAAGAAATTTAGTTTATACAGAGCAAGACCAAGTTGCTGAAGCCGTAAATGAATTGGATAATATAGAACTTGAAATTGACGCACTCAACCTAGCAAGGGAATTAGATGTTGACCACGCTGAGGCGATACTAAGAACAGAAGTTGGAAGTGCTGTTTCTAAG